GTGGTCGGGTCGGTACTGCCACCGGTGACCCGGCGGATGATGCAGGCGTCGGCCATGCCGGCTTCGGCGGCGCGCTGTCCGCGGGCGAGAGCCGCGGCGCGGGCGGACATCAGGCGGTCCGGATGGAGAACGCGCGCCGGCGGCGGCCGGTGATGCCCAACTTCACGCGGATGGAGTCGACCATGGCCGCGCCCAGGACCTCGCTGGCCTTGGTCTCGGTGTAGTCGTCGATCGTGAACGACCGCAACGCGGTCGGGTTGTCGTACAGCACCGCCGCGGCGTCCAGGACGACCGACACCACATCGTCAGGGACGGTGACGTAGCCGTGGGAGTAGGTGACCTGCACCCGCGGCGCCCACACGCCCAGCGGCCGGGTCCGCGGGTAGCCCATGGTGCGTTGGCTGGTGTTCCACCACCACGGGTACCCGCGGGTCAACTCGCTACCGATCCGGGAGTAGTCCCGGTTCTCAAGCATGCTGATGTTGATGCCGCCAAACTCGCCCAGCTCGACGACGGTCAGCAGGTTCGGGCCGGCGTCGACGACCAGGGGCCGCTGCGGCAGCACCAGCACCCGCTCGCCACCCCGCAGGATGACCGTCTCCTGGGAGACGAAGTCGAACTGCTGCCGGGCGATCGCCCGAACCAGCCCGGAGCCGTACGTCAGGGCGTCCCCGGCGGCGGTGGGGTCGAGGGTGCCCTGCTGAAGCCGGGAGGTGAGCTGCGCGGTCGTCGCCAGCGATGCCATGTCAGAGCACCTCCCGGCGCATCAGTCGGTCAGGATCTTGTTGAGTGCGGTGACCAGGGTGGCGCGGGCGCCGTCGCCCTTGGACTGCTCGGCCGCGAGGGCGAGAGCCGCACGTTCTCGGTCCTGGCCGACCCATTCGAGGACCTGGCCGACCGTGCCGTCCGGCACGCCGTCCCCGTCGACGTCGACGGCCGGGCCGGTGGCGATCTCCTCGACCGGGCTGCTGGTCTTGAGGAGGTAGTCGGCGAGACCGCCGGACACCGTCTCGCCCTCGGCCAGGTTCCACACCTGGTAATTCCAGTAAACCGAGAACTTCTCGGTGGCCTTCACCTGCATGTCGGCACCGCCTCGCGCGGGAAGTTGAGATGAGCGAATTGGCCGAAGCGATCCAGAGCGGCCGAGTCGTACGCGCGGGCAGCCTCGACCTCGTCGGCGAATGCGCCGACATGGCGGGACTCGCCATCCATCTGCGTCCGTGCTATCCACCGCTCGGCGCGACCGCCCCAGGTCACACCCTTGAACTGCGACCTACCTGCACTGGCGTGCCGGTTCATCTGGTTCTGAGATGCCGAAGCGAGCCGGAGGTTAATCCGCCTGTTGTCCAGGCCGTCGCCATTGCGGTGATCGACCTGCACGCCCTTCGGGGCGTCCAGCAAAAGTCGGTGCATCAGGACGTTCTTTCGAGCGCCCATGCCGTGACTTCCCCGCTGATATGCGCAGGCGTACCAGGTGTTCCGAACCCGCATCGCGGACCAGGAGTAACCCGCGAGCAGGAGGAGGTCAGCCTCATCGACGGCAGCAATGAGGCCTTGCGTGAGCCGGACCTCAGGCATGCTCGACGACCACCGCCCTCTTGAAAAGCGCCGCGTCGCCGGTGCCGCTGTCGCTGGGGACTCCGAAGTCGCCGGTGTACGCCCAGGACGTGGAAATGACCTGCTGCAGCCGGTCCTGCGGCGGGCGCACGATCAGCGCGACCTGCGTGGTCGGCGCCGCGTCGATCATGCGGATCGACGGGACGTCTTCCACGCCGGTGCCGGCCAGCAAGCTGCCGATGCCCTCGAACGGGGCCGCGACGACCGCGCCCGCGCCGACCACGATGGGCCGGAACACGGTGGCGCCGGTGTTGCTGGTCACGGTCGGGGTCTCGTTGTTGCGGACCCAGTCGATGCCGGCGAACCGGCCGATCGACAGGTCCCGCCACTGCGGGCTGTCCACCCGGCCCTGCAGGGCCTGCTTGAAGTCGGTGTCGTTGAACAGCTCGGCCTCGGTGTCCGGCGGGATGTGCGCGGTGTAGTAGCCGCCGTCGGTGGGCACGTTCATCTTCCGCAGCCGGACCACAGCGGCCCGGAAGTTCGCCAGGGTGGCCACGTTCGCGGTGGTCAGGTCGAACGCCGTGTTACCGGTGGCCCGGATCGTCACCGGGGCGTTCGCGGCGATGACCGGGTCACCGAGCACGTCGGCCCGGGCGGTGCCCAAGGTCAGGTTGCCCGGACCGGACTGAACGGACGTGCCGGTGACGGTGTTGGCCACACCGTTGATCGTCACGTTCAGCGGGTTAGCGCCGGACACCGGCGTCGGGACACCGTTGACCAGCACGCGGGTAAAGCCGGAGACCTCCTGCACGGCGATCGTCGTGTCGGAGCCGGCCGCGACCGTGGCCCAGGTACGGCCGCCCATGTACGCCGCATACATTTTGTTGCGGGCGATCCGGTTCAGGGACTGGCCGGCGTTGATGCCCAGCGTCTGCACGTCCGCGAGGAACTTGCTCGCCAACGTCATCGCCGATTGCAGCATGTTCGTGTCCACGCTGATGCCGTACTGGTCCATGACCACGGACCACTGCTCGATCGAGTAGGTCGAGCCTCCGGCGATGTCCGCGCCGGCCAGCGGCGTGGTCGTCGGCGCGATGAGGCCTTTCCTCGTGAAGGTCTTGGTGTCGCCGAGACTGCCCTGCCACGGCTCCGAATCCGCGATGGCGGGGAACAGGAACGAGGGGATCAGGGCGTCGCGGAACGTGCGGTCCAGGATGCCGTTCTGCATGATCGCCTGGATGGCGGGCAGCAGCGTCGACCGCACGTCGTGGCGGTCGAGCCGGAACCAGCTGGCGCGGGTCGACAGTGTCATTTCTATGTCTCCGTGATCTCGATGGACACGATGTCCGGGTGCTGCTCGGCGACCTGGGCGAGGCCGAGTAGCGCGGTCTGGGTGATGGCCGAGACGGCGGCGCAGACGCGCCCCTGCTCGGCCTGCCGCTCGTGTCCGTCGACCTCGATCGAGGTGTGCCCGTCGCCCAGGCGGGCACGGACCCGGATCACGAGTGGGATTGGGGCCGGAGGCCGTACTTCGCCAGTTCGGCCGCGAACGCGGTGGAGTCGGCCGTCCGGTAGTCGGTCGGCTTGTTGTCGCCGCCGCGGCCCTGCGACGGGTCCGGCGCCGGGTTGCGCGGCGCGGTGGCCTTCGCCAGGTGCGGCTTGCGGGTGAGCACCTCGCCGAGCTCGGCGGTGATGGCGTCGACGTCGACCTCGCCGCCGTCCTTGGCGAAGCGGGACAGGTCGCCGAGATTGAGCACCGCATCGTCCTTGTCGGCGAAGCCGTCAGCGAGGGCCTTGATTTCGGCTTTGACGGCTCGGGCGGTCGCCGCCTGCGCCGTCTTCTCCGCGGCTTCAGCCTTCGCGGTGAGCTTCTCCGCGTCGGTCTTGTCGCGGTCCGCGTACTCCTGCAGCTTCGCGTCGCGCTCAGCTACGGCTTTCTCGGCCGTTTTGCGGGCGGCCCGCTCCTCCTGCAGCGCCTTCTTGCCGGCGTCGCCGAGCGGGTCGGCCGGCGGGTCGGCGGGCGGGTCCGCCGGTGGATCGGCGGGTGGGTCGGTCGGGTCCTCGTGTCGGGCGAGGTGGAACCAGGTGTTCTTGACGGTCATCGCGACCTTCTGTGTCGGCCGCAGGCATCGCGCCTGCGGTCAGAGGATGTATCCGTGCCGTTTGAGCGCCCGGATGGTCTCGTCGCGGGACCATCCGAGCCGGTCGGCGTCGGCGTAGATCTGCTCGGGGGTGAGCCGGATGACCCGGCCACCCGTCTTGGCGCCGAGACGGCCACCGGCGAGGCCGCGCCGGGTGGCGCCCTGCAGCGTCGTCTTCACCTGGCGGCCCGCAACCGTCATCGACTGCAGGCCGCGGTGCGCGTTGGTGACCTGGTAGAGGTCGGCGCCGTCGTCGATCGCCCGGACGTCCCCGGCGGACCAGCCGGCCCTTTTGCGCTCGGCCGGCGACATCTGGTCGTACAGGGCCTTCGGTGACTGCGGTTCGATCACCTCAGCCGCCGGCATGTGGACGCAGTCGCAGTGCGGATGCCGCTGGAAACCCTTGTTCCAGCGGTAGAACTTCCCGGCGAGGATGGCGCACCGTGAGCAGCACGGCGCGGTCACGTGCCGAATCCAGCCCTTCGCCCGGCGATCGTTCACGGTGGCCACACCGGTGGCGGTCCGGGCGGCGTCGGCGACCTGGGTCAGCACGATCCGGTCCAGGTGCCGGCGGCCGGCCGCCAGCGCCGAGCCGGACGTCATGCCCTGCGCGACCAGCACGCTCACCTGGAATACCGGCCACGCCAGCAGCCCCGGCAGGTCCCGGCCGTCGGACGCCGTACCGGCGAACGCGCCGGCCGGTACGGTCCCGGCCGGGTCCGGGTCGGCGCCCTGCGAACTCAGCGCGGCCGACACGTAGTCGTCGGCGCCGCGGGCCGCCTCGCTCTGCGCGGCCACCATCGCCGCGAGCGCGAGCGCGCCGACCGCGCGCCATGAGCCTTCGGGGTTCGCCGGGTCGAGCACCCGCCACAGCCGGCGCGTCCGCGCGAGGGTCAGCGACGCGATGGCCTGCTGCCGGAACCGGTGCGCGGCAGCGAGTTCGGCCGCGGACATCAGGCCGCGGCCGGGACCGGCGGGGCCGGTGCCGGCTGGCCCGGGCCCGGCGCGGGCGGCTGGCGCAGTTGCAGCATCTCGGCCGCGGTCGGCAGCTTCATGGACGCCGCGTCGGCCGCGTCCATCTCCTCCATCTGCCGGATCTGCGGGTCGCTGAAGCGCATCATCTGTCGCGCGTACCTCAAGGGCACGATGCCCGCCTGGAACGCCTTGGTCGCCGCGTCCGCGGCCTGCGCGATCGTCGGGGTGGACGGATCCCGCCAGGCGGTGGTGAGCCGCTTGAGGCTTTCGTCCCACGAGCCGGTGTGAATCCGCATCGCCAGGCGCATCACCTGCTCGTGCCCGGCGTCGAACATGCCCTGCTTCACCTCGGCCCGCAGATTCAGCCGGGCCTCAGCCGACTTGATGCCCTCCGCCGACGCGGGGTTGTCCGTGCTGAAACCGAGATAGTGCGGCGGCAGCCCGTACAGGCTGGACACGAGCTGGGCGAGCGCGTCGAGGGTCTTGTGGAAGTTCGACAGGTCGGAGCTGGCGAACTGGCCGAGCTTCGCGTTCTCCTCCTCAGTGGCCCACATCCGGCCGACCACGTTCTTCCACACCGATGTCGGGTTGCCCTGCTCGTCTTCGAAGTCCGACTCACTCATCCCGGTGGCCCAGTACTTCGGCAGGGCGTGGAAGTTCGCGCCGACCATCATGTCCGTGGCGATCTTGCACGCGGCGTCCGAGAGCGGCAGCACCGGCCGCAGCTCCGAGACACCGAGCGGGCGCTTACGCCGTGCCCGGTTGGTGATCGGGACCACCGGGACCGCGCCCAGCTCGTGCAGGTCCTCGGAGATCTGGAGCCAGGAGCCGTTCTTCTGCTTCTCGAACCCGTACGTCGCGTCCGGCAGGTACAGCGTCGCCATATCGGCGGACCCGGCCTGCTGCTGCACGCCGTCGGAGCACCAGCGGCGTACCGCAGCCGACGTCTCGCGCGTGCGCGGGTCCGTCGTCGCGATCACATCGAGGGCCGACTCGTCGGTGATGACCGGCGGATCGCCCGGCACATCCGGCGCGCCCACCGTCACGTACGAACGACCCAGCACCAGCGCCTCGACGTGCGCGCGGGCAGCGCCGGCGTCCATGTCGTTGGCTTCCCAGATCTCCCACAACCGGTCATCACCCGACACCTGATCCGGGCGGCGGAAACCCTCCAGCTTCAGCCGTTCCGCGACGCTGTCGACCACCAGTTGCGGCCAGAACAGCACCACCTGGCGGACCTGGCCCTCGAGTTGCTGGATCAGCTCCGGGTGCATGTAGGACAGTGGCTGCTCGCCCTCGTAGTGGGCGTCGAGCCGGCGTAGCTCCTGCAGCTCGGAGTCGTGGAGGTAGATGAGCCGGGCCAGCCACTCCTCAGGAGTCGGCATCAGCTCACCACCACTCTTCGTTTCCTCGGGGGCTTCGCCATGCCGGCGGTGATCACATCGAGGCGGGCCTGCCACGAAAGACCGCCGGCCATCGCCAGGTCGATCTTGTTGGGCGAGTCGTGGCGTTCCTTCTCCATGACCCACAGCGGCACACCGTCGTCGTCGAGCTGGTGAATGTCGCGCTTCTGCGCGGCGCCGACGTGCCGGGCGAACTTGTCGTCACCGCTGTTCGTGACCTCGCCCGCCTTGATCGCGGTGGCGTAGGTCCGGCACATCGAGGCGGTCTTTCGCAGGTTGCGGCTGTCGGTGTAGAAGAACGCGACCACCTTGGCGCCGAACTTGCCGGCCAGCCGTGCGAGCGGGTCGTCCCAGCCCTGCGCCGGGTCGCCGTAGATCCGCAGCACCTTGAACCGGCGGAACGCGTCGCCGATCGACTCCATGACCTCGGCGACGGGCACCTCGCCGGCCTGCAGCAGTTCGGGTTCCCACAGCCCGGCCCGTACCTGCAGCCCGGTCATGACGTCGGTCAGGACGAACGCCGTGGTGTCCTTCCACCGCGACCCGTCGAACCCGCCGGTGACCAGGGCGCCATCGGGAATCGTCGCGCCGGGCACGGCCAGCTCCTGCCGCCAGCGGCGCGCGTCGAACGCCTGGGCGTCCGCCTGCGTCCAACGGTTGAGCCAGACCCGTTCGAGGTACCGCTGGTCGGCGCCGACCCGGTCCCACTGCTTCGCGATGCCGCGCAGGTCGGACCATTCAGCGGCCGGCCCGGAGGCTTCCCGGACCGCTTCGATGCGGCTCGCCAGGGTGCTCAGGTCGTGATGCTCGGCGGCCTCGCGGTGGAAGTAGAACAGCTCCGGCTCTTCGACCTCGCCACGGTCGATCGCCTCGGCCTCGTCCTTGTCCCGCTCGGCGACCGACCCGCCGCCGGGCACACCCGCCGTGGTGATGCCCATCGACCACGGGTCGTCCAGCGGTCGCTTCGGGAGGTTCGCCTCCATCGTCTCGTACGCGGCCAGCAGACGGGGCAGGTCGAGCCGATGCGTCTCGTCGTAGCCCTGGAACGTCGTGCGGGCTCCGTCTCGCGCGCCGGGCGACTGCGCCAGCGGAACCGCCTTGCCGTCGGCCCGGCCACGCGCATCGAGCCGGATGATGCGCTCCAGCGACACGTCGAACAGGTCCGCGTCGGGCCCCTCGGTGCAGACCAGGTAGAGCACGTTGTAGGCAAGCTCTTCGACCTGCTCGACGGTGTACGCCAGCAACGGGATGTACGGATCGTTGACCGGACGGCCCACCGGGTTGCCGTCGGCATCCCAGCCGTCGAACCGCACCGGCGCCTCGGGATGCAGTTCCGCGAAGGCGACCCAGCCGAGCTTCTCCGTCTTCGCGGTGCCCTTGCGCAACGAGATCCGCACCCGCCGGAACCGGCGCCGGCCGGCCAGCTCATGCCCGCGCGGGTAAAGCTCGTACGACTTGTAGATCAGCGCACGGGTCTCGGCGTCGATCCGGGCCGGCTGGCCCTTCAGTGAGCCGGGGCCGAAGACGGCCCGCTCCTCGATCAGGTCGCAGATCCCCGGCCCGAGCGTCGGCCAGAGCTCGGCGTCACCCGACGGGACGACGAAGGTGGTCACACCGCGTGCAGCACGCCACGCGGGTCGGCCGCGAGCGCCTTCTTCGGCGCGGCGGCCCGCCGGCGTTCACCGCGGTCCTGGGCCTCGTCGACCCGCTCGATCTCCCACTGCAACCGGCGGCGGTCGATCGGCGTGAGACCGAAGCACTGGCGCTGCTGACGGATCTCGGCCGCCAGGTCCTTACGCAGCTTCGGATCCGCGGTCGTCCAGAAGTCGTCGATGAGCACCGCCAGGGCGAACAGCCCGTGCCGGTCCGACTCGTCGTACTCCGGTGCCATCGGCGACGCCCAGACGTCCGCCCACCAGGCGCAGGTCTGCTCGTTCCACAACCGCGTCGGTAGCGGCGGCGCCTTGACGTCGTGGACGGTGTGCAGGGTCGACCTCGTCGAGGTCTTGTTGGTTCGGGCTCGCACGCTGGGGTGCTTCGGTGCCGGTCCGGGCATGGCGATCTCCTCTGCCGCATCGCGCGGTCGGGAGTTGCCGGTTACATCGCGTAACCGGCGAGGTCTGGAATCCCGTAGCCGGGAAAGTCGCCCTCCCCGTAGGTACTGGTCAGAGGGGGTCGAGGGGGTTCCTGGGGTGGGGCACCATCACACTGCGTCATGTCAGCCGAAGAGCATGAGCTGCGTGGCGCTCGGCACGGTGTCGCTCTTCATCGAGTTGCAGATGAAGTGAGCGCACTGCACGTTGGCCGGCTCATGCGTGCCACCTCTCGCGAGTGGCATGACGTGGTCGATCACAGGTGCGAGTGGTGCTGGCACCGTCAGGTCGCGACGTACTGGCTTGAGGCAGAGCTGGCATCGCCATCCGTCACGCTCGTAGATGCGGCGAGGGCTGACGTTGGCCACGTACGCGTTGCGCTTGCGTGCGCGGTAACGCTGCTTGGATACGCGGCGCAGGCAGGTGGTAGAGCAGTAGCCTGCCGTTCCCGTGTAGTCCTCGGCCACGTACCCACGTCCGCAGCGCAGGCAAGATCCAGCTACGAACCGCCGACGTGCGCGCTGGCGTGGTGGCCTGGGCCTGATGGGCTGAGGTCTGAGCAGCTGGCCTACGTACAGCACGGGCAGCTTGTCCCTGCGGCGCCAGGTGTCGCGGCAGCTCAGCGAGCAGAACCTCGCGCCATACCGATTGGCCGTCTGCTTCAGCGTCGCCTTGCCGCACCATCCGCAGGCCACGGTGCTCTTGCGGTGGCGGTCGGGCTGGTGCTGCTGGTTGTAGTGCGAGGAGCAGAGGCCCCGAGCGCGATGCGCATTCGGGCAGCCGGCAACCCCGCAGGTACGCTGCGGCATGTCGTTCCTTCGAGAGAGGAATGGCAAAAGCCCCGGCACCTGTTCGAGCAGGTCCGGGGCTCCCGTATGTCAGGGCTCAGCGATGTGCGGCCCGCACGTTGCAGGCCGCGTGACTCGGTCCGAGATAGCCCGTGCGGTCATCGGTGTGGTCGAGGGCCCACGCCTGGCCGGGCAGGATCGGGCCGGCGCAGCGAGCACAGTCGACTTCGCACCGCTCGACCTTGGGACGCCAGCGTTCGCGCTCCCGCTCGTGCGCCCGGCCATACCCGCGGGCTTGCCGACTTCCGCGCCGCCGCTCGTACGCGCTCGCGCACTCAGGACAGCGGCGCGCGGCGGTGAGTTCGGGACAACGCGGTTCGGCACAGACCTTGAGCGCACGACGGGGCACATTCACCGCCTGGCGCGTGGTCGGGTCATGGTCACCAACCTCAAAAGTCCTTGTTTATCTTCAGGACTTCCGGTAACATAGTCCTTGACGGAAACAAGGATTGGAGGTGAAACTAGATGAGCGAGCGGATGGATCAGATCATCACCGCGGCGGTACGGCAGGGCTTCTCGGTGCGGCAGACCCGGAACGGAACATGGGTCTTCGCGAAGGGAATTGCCACGCTGACCTTCGAGCGCACGCCCGCCACCCCGATTGAGTGGGTGCGGATGCTCAACGCGCTACGCGGCGCTGGTCTGCGGTTCCCGATGTACCGGCGTCGGTAGACCGCGCGGGGGCCGTGCTGACGACACGGCCCCCGCCCCATCCGGACCTGACGGAAACAAGGATCTGGAGGATCCCAGAATGACACAGAACTGGATCGCCACGGTGACCGTTCACCGCTGGAAGACCCCACCCACCGACGAGCAACTCGCCGAACTGGTGGCGGCACTGCCCGGCTTCGGCATCGTCGCCGACGACGGTGAGCGCCGGGTGACCGTGCACATGTCGTTCCCCGCCAAGACTGCCCGCTCGGCGTGCGACGAGGCCGTACGCGCCGCACGGGCCGGATGGTCGCAGGCTCTGAGCGCCACACCGGAGGTCACCGCGGTACGCGTGGT